GCAACTGAGCGTGTATTAAACGCTTCTCCAGAGGTAGCCAATACTCTTAAGAGTTATTATAATTTAGGAGCACAGGATTTAGTTGCTTATGCACTAGACCCAGAATCTCAACTATCTGAAATTCAAAATAAGATTACTGCCGCAGAAATTGGCACAGCAGCATTTGCTCAAGGACTAGGTGTTAACAAAACAACAGCCGAAGAACTTAGAATGCAAGGCGTAACTCAGGAACAAGCACGAAAAGGTTATGCAACAATTGCAGATATCTTGCCTGGAGCACAAAAACTTAGCGAGATTTACGGCGGAATGGATGCTTATGGTCAAGTCGAAGCACAGAAAGAAGTCTTTGGCGGATTAGCATCTGAAAAACGTAAGCGTGAAAAATTAACTCAGGCAGAAATCGGAACTTTTTCCGGTAAGTCTGGAGTTTCAAGAGGAACACTAGGCACTGAAACTAGAGGTTCCTTCTAACAAATAGAATCCTGACACGGACCCATCGGCCCCATGCAGTGTACAAGACCGATAGCAAGAGCCAACCAATTTCCCCGAATTGACTTGAGGCTTGCGACTACAACGAATAGAAAGGGTGGTGTTGCTATGAGCAACAATTACTGGGATGCAAAGAGGTCCTAGAAAAGAAGGGTGTAAACCTTAAAGCAGCAAGATTAGTACTGAAAGATTTAGAGGAAGTCAACGAAGAGTCAGTTTCTAACTGGCTTGATGACAATGCTGATTTATTTGGTATTACGGTTGCTAAAGAGGAGCCTAAGATATCAGAACAAGACCGTGCCTCGTTAAGGCAACAGGATGTTTTGACACAGGGCGCTGTTACCCCGGACCGAGCAGAGGATTTAAATCTTCGCATTGATAATGCAGATTCGATGGATGCATTATTGGATGTACTTCGCTCACAATAAAATTCCGTTATTAATTACCTGGAGGTAAACAAATGGCTAATTCATTTGTATCAACTGGTTCATCCTCATTAGGAGGAACCGCAGGTGCTGCTGGTTTAGTTCAGAAGGCGTATGACCGTCTTCTTGAATTCGCTCTTCGCTCTGAGCCGTTAATTCGCTCAGTTGCAGACAAGCGTCCAGCACGCCAAGCAATTCCTGGTTCAACAGTTGTTCTACAACGCTATGTTGACCTATCTGCTGCAACTACAGCCCTCACTGAGGATACTGACCCAGATGCAGTAGCAATGTCCACACCAACCTCAGTAACCATTACTCTTGCAGAGTACGGTAACTCAGTGTTGGTAACACGTGCGTTGGAACTATTCAGCCTTGCTGATGTAGACCCAGCAATCGCAAACATTATCGCATTCAACCTTGCAGATTCTATTGACTCCGTAGCAATGACAACATTGCGTGGCGGAACAAACGTAATCTACTCAGGTTCAACTGCAACTTCAACAGCAACTGTAACCGCTGCTGCAACACTATCTTCTGCTAACATCCGTAAGGCTGTTGCTAAGTTACGTGCTGGCAAGGCCGTTGCTCGTAAGGGTTCACTATACTGGGCTGGTATTCACCCAGAGGTATCCCACGACCTACGTGCTGAGACAGGTTCAGCAGGATGGTTACTTCCTAACCAATACGGCTCTGTTCAAGACCGTATCTGGGCAGGAGAAATTGGAACATACGAGGGTGCATACTTCGTAGAGTCTCCACGTCTGTACACAGCAACTGATGGTGCTGCATCTGCAAAGGTGTACCG